ATCGACTGTTCGTTTCGTTTCGTCGATCTGCCGCTTCTCGATCTGAAACTCCCGATACTGAATTCCGACTTTGATCTTTCTAACGGTCTCGCTTTCGATCTGTTTCTCACTTGCAGCCTCGAATGAGCCTCCACGCCCCTTGCAATGTGACCGAGCGGAATCGGCACTCCATGATCCCTTTGGATATCGCAATGCCTGAATCTTGGTGTTTCCGCCTGTTTTCCATCCATAAATCACGTCGATACATTTCCCGTTATGTTTTTCATCACAATTTTTTCTGGCAAAATGATCAAATTGACCTGGTTCCGCTAATCGGCAGGCATGTTCATTCGGATATGGCCTTTCTTCAGCATTCGAAATTATTTCTTCATCCTTGACTTCAATTTCAACGTCACCGACGCCATCAAATTTCAATTTCATTTTGAAATTACCTCCTTTAACGGAACGACTACCTTCCCTTTAGCTTGAGGTGTCGTTTCTCCAGCTAAAACTGGCATCGCTGTAGTTGGGTTCTTGGCTGGTACCTTTGCCGGGTCTGTATCGAACACGAGTTCTTTTTCACTCATCATCTTGAGTTCCTGATCGCGCTCATTGAGCACATCCTCAATGTCCTTGCCGCCACCCGTCAGGGCGATCACCTCGCTTGTAGTCGTGAATCCGCATCGGACAGCTTCCTTGTAGGCTTCGACTTCTTTGGTCGGATCGACCCAACTCCATCCACGGGGCTTGAACCTGACCGCGGAGAATTTCTTCTGGTCGTTCGCGTAGGCCTCGATGCCAATGCTCGATATTGCCATCGACAGGACGGCCTGCTGGAGCCATTCTCTGTGGATCTGGTTTCTAAAATTTCGGATAAACCACATTTGAATGACGCGCCAGAGGTCCCGGTCATCGAGGAGCGCTAAACGGCTTGACGAATAATTGCTCTGGGAATAGTCCCTTGAAAGGCTTTCGTAGGAGGGTCCTGTACCTGCGGCCACCTCACGGAGCATCAGGCGGATGAATGGATCAATCTGGGTGTTTGGCCGATTGGGTGCGACAAAGCTGAGTTTTTCTCCAGGGTCTAACCTCTCAACGATACCCGGTTCGAGAGTGACTTCCCTGGAACCTGTTTCTGTCGTTTCGCCATAATCGTTAGGCGTCTCGATAGTCGCCATATAGGAAGCGGCGGCCCTTGCCGCGATAACCTCGGATTCCGTGTACCCGTCCAGATCGTTCAGTTTTCGGATAACGGTATGAAGCCACGGGACACCCCTCGTCTGCGGCCACCGCTCGATGATCCTCAGATGGATGATCTGGTCGGCTGGAACCCTTTCAACGAAATCGATCTCTCCGGCACTGTATTGGAGTTCTCCGGGATGAAGTTTTCGAATCCAATAGGCGATAGGACGCCGGAAGACATCTGCCTCGATCCCCATTCTTACTGTTGCACCGACAGCAAGGGGGGATGGTTGCCATTCATCGACCACTCGCTCAGGTTCGATCACCTCAAGGGCAAACGGAATGCTTGAATCTCCGAAACTCTGATAATACTTGCGGATGAATATCTCTCCAGCCTCGAATATTTGTCCCATCACGAAGCGCTCCAAATCGGAGAAATGGAGGGTCCCTCCGGTATGGCAGGATTTCGCCTCCGACCAATCCTCCCAGGCGGCCTCGATATCGTCGTTAATCCGGTTGTTCAAGTCATTCCGAGTCGTCTTAACTTGGGCTTGCATCCCGATCCCTGGACCCACCACGTTATTGACAACGATGATCTTGGCTCGCAGGGCATAGGAAGCGTCACGCATCAAGGCCCTGGATCGCGCACGGAGTACCCGGAGGCTGGTCATCAACTCCGTATCCCCCGAGGTGATGGTCTGAGCCCATCCAGAGGTAAGGCGCGAATTCTTAGCCGCGTCGTACATGCGCATCCCTGTGCGGTTTGATGACGAAGGGCGCGATTTCTTACCAAAAACCCAATTCCAGAAATTTCTACGAGGCATCTCTAAACCTTATCCCTATGTGACGTGGGTTTATGTCGGGACTTTTCCCTTGATTTTCCTTATCAACTTCTCGTTGATATTCTGTCTTGTAAAGGTCGTACATTTGGCGCAATTCGGTGTACGAATACTTTGATGCAGACCTTCCTCCAATTGAATAGCCAGATATGTCTCCACCTGATGCTTTCACTTCCAGCACGGCTTGAACCTCATCGAGCATCTTCTTGACATGCGACCTAAGATCGGTCTGTGTGCCGACTTGGAAAAGATCAGGAAGAATCTCGATCTGGCCTCCGCCCACATCTTTTCTGTCGGTGAATGTAGGAGATGTCCCTTTGTAGACATAGGCAAACCAGGAATAGGTGCCGGGGAGCCAACCCTTACTATCGGATGGAAGAACAGAAATTAAGAAATCAGATCCTGAAGTGGACGCAGTAATATTTATCGGGGGTTTAGCAAAACAACGGAGAGCATAGGCGAGACTCCAGCCCGAGGTGGCCGGATAGTCAGAAATGGAATCCGTCCACGAGATTGTGTCGCCTGCCCTCAAGGTTGACGGAATGTTGAGCAATTATTTCTTCCCGCCTTTTCCCTTGCCACCTCCGCCTTTCCCTTTTCCTCCACCACTGCAACTCTTGAATCTCTCGTTCACGTGATCTCCTCCCCAAAAATAAAAAAGCCTACCGATAGCCGTGGCCACGGTAGGCTCTCATCAATTAGACCTGGCTGCAGACCAGGATTTTTATGTTAAACTAAGCGATATACTATATTAAACAAATTGTCAAATCGGAAAATGGCAAAAAATGGCGGAAATTTGGGGAAATTTTGGGAAAATTAGGGAAAATTGAGGGAATTTATCACGCTCTTGAAGATTTATTAAAACTGTCAACCCAGTTGTCTATCCTTTTTGGGAGTGCCATAGGCCTTCCCCTTGCTGGACGCACTATTGGAAAGTCGAAATCTTTCTCCCAACTACGCAATGTTTTTTCATCACACCCAACATAGGACGAGATGTCCTTCCATCCATAGAGCCAACCATTCATCTTTTCATTCTCCTCTTTTTTTTCTTTCATCTCCTCCCCCATCCGTCCATCCAGGTCCCCCGTGGCTTTCTGGTGACGGGATTCATGGGCGCATTTCCAGTAGGTTGAATTGTAGGCGTTGATGGCCTCCGTTTCACCATTATCCCGCCCTGAAATTCCGGGTCCGCAACCGCAAAGGCAATGACCGTTGCGTCTAACCAGTGATTACGTTTTCGTATTTGTTTCCATTCCGACTTTAGGCTCTTAGAATCTAATATTTTTTCTTCCGCTAAAATGTGAGATATAAAATCCAATCCAGTCTCTTTGTGAAATGTAAACCTCCCCGATTCACCTTCCTTAATCTGCAACCGATGATGAATTGCATCCTTAAAGGCACTCGTATCAAGTTTCAATAGGGTTATACCTCCTGGAATCTTTTGACCTTTAGGCATTTTATCAATCAGGGAAATATCAATCTTGCGCATCGAAGAAGAGGATTTCCCTTTTGTTCCAAAGCACTTGCCTTTCCCGTTTTGCCTCAGCCAATCGTATGCGGCCTCGGTCATCGTCATGTCGTGAAATTCTATCTCCGCCCCGCCCGTGTCGATCCCGGTTCTCCAGATTGAAATCCGATCCTCACTTCCTTCTACCTGGTAGGTGTTCTCCCATACGAGCGAGGTGACCGCATCCCATCCGGCTATATAGCCATAATGCACAAGATGAGGACTCATAATTCTCTCATTTATTTTCCATGCCAGCACCACAAACCAAAACCCATCTCCACTCGGATCAATTCCGCACGTCAGGCCGACGGCTTCCTTGGGAACGATAAGGGGATTGATTGGGATGGCATTCAAAAGAATTTCCTTCTCTGATCTCGTTTCATATTTTTCTACCCACGGTTCGGCCATCCACGAGTTTTTCCAGTTCATGAGTTTCTCAGGATAATCCTTAGATTCAAGAAATTCTCTGGCAACCATCCCAAAAGTATGCCAAGGAGAATAGAGCCGATTGACCTGGAACCCTATTCTTTTCGGTCTGGTCTTCTCCAAACATTCGGAAAATTCCAATCCAGAATTCAGATCAAACCACTTTCCGCGTTTAACCATCTCAGATTTCTCCGAGTTATAAATCTTCGCCTTACAGTCTTCGCATTCGTAAAAAGCTTGCTCCTCGACCTTCTGAAGATCATCCTTGAATTCTCCGAATTGAACCTGCTCAAAAATCAATCGCTGCTTGTGGCCACAATGCGGACAGGGAACCTGATACCGGAACCGGGCCTCGCAGGATTCTTCGCCTTTGGTAATATATCCGAGATCCGTCGTCGGCGTCGAGACGTGAATAATCTTCCGGGTAAAGATAAATGTATTTGTCCTTTCCTTGCCGAGTGCCAATGGTGATCCTTCCTCGCCAGTAAATTTCTTGTATTTATTCACTTCGTCAAAAAAACAATATCGGATGGGTCTTGAGGCAAGTGAGGCAGGACTATTGGACCATGCGAAATAAACGGACATTGACGAGAAGATCTTTTTTTTCTTGGTGAGATCATCTGGATTGAAAGTTTTGATTTCTTTTAGTTGGTCGCAACTCTCGATCATCACATCGATTCGGTCCCGGGATATCTCGTCCGCCAGGTCCTCCGTGGGCTCGACGATCATTGCGGGTCCCGGGTCCTGAAGAATCGCATAAAGGAGCATATTGAGAATGCTCTCTGTGCCACCGATCTGTGTGGGTTTGATCACCCATATCTCTTCTACGCAGTCTGCCGAGAAAGAATCCATGACATCGCGCATGAACGGGACGAAATCAGTTTCCCATTGGCCGGGCTTCGACGATCCCCTCCCTAAGACTCGATGCTTGTCAGCGCATTCGCTCACGGTGATCTCTTCCGGGGGCTTCCATG